CAAGCCGGCCGAGCCGCTATTCATCGGACAGGACTTTAACGTCGGGGCCATGGCCAGCACGGTTTACGTCAAGCGTCCGAACGGATGGCACGCCGTGGATGAGCTTACTGGCATCTACGACACGCCAAGCCTGATACAAACGCTCAAGGAACGGTATCCCGACCACAAGCTGACCATCTACCCTGATGCGTCCGGCAACAGCCGAAAGACCGTAAACGCCAGCGAGTCCGACATATCCCTGTTGAAGCAGGCCGGCTTTATCGTCAAGGTGAACACCACTAACCCGAGAGTCAAAGACCGTATCTTGTCCGTCAATACCGCATTGACCAATGCGAAGCTATGGGTTAATGACAGAATGTGTCCGACTGTCGTATCATGCTTGGAACAACAGGCATACGACAAGAACGGCGAGCCGGACAAGGCTGGCGGATTCGACCATCAGAACGACGCCACCGGGTATCCCATTGTGTTTGAGATGCCTGTCGTCAAGCCAACCCATACGCCCGGACAACTCGGGCTCCGGAGAGCGTACTAATGACCGCCGAGATCACTTTCCAGCGCAACGAATACGATGCCGCGCTGCCTGACTGGCAGATGGCTACCACGCTGGCGGATGGGGAATCTTCCGTCAAGGCAGCCGGCCAGACGCTTCTCCCGAACCCTGTCGTGGCCACTGATGAGAGCCCGGCAGAGGTCAAGGCCATCTACGCCAAGTACAAGCAGCGCGCCTTGTACTATAACGCCATTGGTCGCACCACTACCTCCCTAATCGGCTCGGTATTCCGCAAGGCTCCGACATTCACTGTCCCCGCGAATCTTCAGTATATGGCAGAAGATTGTGATGGTGCTGGGGTATCCATCTATCAGCAGTCGCAACAGGCCCTCCGTGGCTCGCTGCTGACCGGACGTGGCGGCCTGCTAGTCGACTACCCAATGACTGAAGGCGCGGCATCCGTCGCCGATATGCAATCCGGCCTGATTCGGGCGAACATCGTTCATTACAAGGCAGAGCAGATTGTTAACTGGCAGCATCAGCGAGTCGGCGGTAAGCAAATTCTCTCCCTCGTTGTCCTGAAGGAGGTGGCTCAGGCTGTCTCCGGATTCGAGACGGCGGACATTCTGCAATACCGCGAGCTATCGCTTGCCGATGGCGTCTATACCGTTCGCATCTGGCAGCAGGATGACGAATCGGAGTGGTACGTTGTCAGCGAGTCCGTGCCGCGCCAGTCTAACGGTAGCGCATGGAGCGAAATCCCGTTTGTGTTTATCGGGGCAGTCAACAATGACGCCACCATCGACACTGCTCCGATGTATGACCTTGCCTGCGTCAACCTGAAGCATTACCAGCTAGGAGCAGACTGGTACAACGCGCTGTACTTTGCTGGCCAGCCTCAGCCATACATGACAGGGCTGGACGTGGAGTGGCGCGACTGGCTTAAAGATCAGGGCATCGTGGTCGGCTCACGCGCTATCGTGCCTCTTCCCGTAGGCGGTGCGTTCGGCTATGCCACGGTTCCGGCTGATACAGCCATCCAGAAGGAACTGGCCGACCTGAAGGAGCAGATGATTTCGCTGGGCGCTCGCTTGGTCACACCGGGCGAGGCAGTAAAGACGGCCACCCAATCCGCCGGCGAACAGGAAGCCTCCCATTCCGTCGTCTCGCTGGCCGCTGAAAACCTGTCCGACGCCTACACCAAGGCGCTGGAATGGGCGCTCGCCTTCATGGGCGGGGCTGGCGAATGCGAGTACAGGCTGTCAAATGATCTGGCCGTCATCGCATGGGATGCGCCGATGATTTCCGCGCTGATTCAAGCGTGGCAGTCTGGCACGGTTCCGAAGCCGGACATCCAGAAGTTCATGCAGCGCATTGGCTTGATTGATGCTGAGCGCACTCCGGAAGAACTGGCAGATATGGAAAGCGAGGCGTTAGACCTTGGCTAATGCCGCGCTAGTATCGCTGGCCACTCGTCAACAGGTGCTATTAGAGCGTCTGAAGGCGGGCGACGCGAAGAAGCTGGAAGCATTCCTAAAGGAAGCCGCTGCCGCTATCCGCAACAAGCTGGCTGGAGAGAATCTAACCGGGCTGTCACGCGCAAGGGCAGAGGCGCAGCTAAAGGCCATCAGTGACGACCTTACCGCCATCTACGCCAATGCAGGCCGGCAGATCACTAGCGACCTGAAAGAGCTTGCAGACTACACGGCAGGCGCAGAGGTTCGCGCTCTTGAGTCCGTGCTAATTGATGGCGTTGAGATGACAATCCCGCCAGCGAACCAGGTATACGCAGCCGCCATTGCGCGCCCCATGACATCTGGCAAATCCGCCGTGATGATGGAGTCGCTTATCCGTGATTGGTCGGCATCGTCTGTGAAGGCTGTCGAGAATGCCATCCGATTGGGCTACTTTTCAGGTCAAACGAACCAGCAATTAGTTCAACAGGTTATCGGCACAAAGGCGAACAAGTATCAGGACGGAATCATTGACCTGACCCGCCGCAACGCTCAAACCGTCGTCCGCACGGCTGTACAGCACGTTGCGCAAGTGGCACGGAATGAAGTATTCGCGCAGAATGCCGACATCGTGAAGGAATACGAATGGGTATCTACGCTCGATTCCAGAACCTCAGACCAATGCCGCGCCCTCGACGGCCAGACATTCCCGGTCGGCAAAGGGCCGCTTCCGCCTATTCACTACGGTTGCCGGTCTAGCGTCGCCCCCGTCATCAGCAACAAGTACATCCGCGAGACGCTACGGGAAGGCGCTACCCGTTCGGCAGCTGGCGGCCCAGTGTCGGCCAATCTATCCTACTACGAATGGATAAAGACCCAGCCTGCCTTGTTTCAGGATGAGGCAATGGGGCCGGTAAAGGCTAAGCTGCTGCGTGACGGCGGGCTGTCCGCGCAACGATTCCAAGAGCTACAGCTAGGAAAGAATTTCGAGCCTCTCACGCTTGCTGAGATGGAGAGACTTGAGCCGGTCGCGTTCAATCGTGCCGGCCTTGAAGTCACGGATGGCGGTGTCGTCCGTGAGAAACCAGCGGATTGAGTCCGCACAATTGCCTAGGGGGCAAACGATATGTTGAAGCTTGAGCTGGATAAACTTGACGGACTGGATGATGCGGTCAAATCGTTCTACGAAGAAAAGGACGGCAAGTTCCGCCTTAAGGTTGACGGCGTGCCTGATGTGTCCGGCCTGAAGAACAAGGTCGACCAACTGCTGACTGAAAAGAAGGAAGCCGACCGCAAGGCGAAAGAAGCCGCAGAGGCAGCCGAGGCCGAACGGCAGGCAGCATTGGCCAAGTCTGGCGACATCGACGCCCTGCGCCAGTCCTATGAAGCCAAGCTGACCAAGCGCGAGAAGGAACTGATGGACCAGCTTACCGGCCTGCAATCGCAAGTACACGGGCTGACTGTCGGACAAACCGCCATGGCTGTTGCTGTAGAGCTTGCAATGGACGGCTCAAGTGATGTATTGTTGCCTCATGTGAAACAAAGGCTGTCAATGGAAATCGTTGACGGCCAAGCTGTAACCCGCGTCCTCGACAAAGCCGGAAAGCCATCGGCCATGACCATCGAGGAATTAAAGACCGAGTTCGCCGCGAATCCAGCATTCGCACCGATTATCAAGGCGAGCAAGGCAGCCGGAGGCGGGGCCTCTGGTGGCAATAATTCCGGGGGCGGGGCTCCCAAATCCAAGGCGAGTCTGACCGGCGCTCAATCCGAGCGTGTGGCAGCACTCAAAGCGCGTTTTCCAGATTTGGGGTAATCCAAAATGTCTCTGACTCAGATGAAGGTTTTTAACGAATACGTCATGCCGGCGACCATTGAAACGCTGGCGCAGATGGTTCAGAAGTTCAATCAGGCCAGCAATGGCGCAATCCGTTTGACCACTGAGGGCTTTACCGGCGATTTCTTGCAGGAGTCGTTTTGGGCTTCGGTGCACTCGGCCCAGCGTCGTGTCGACCGCTACGCCTCCAACGGCACCGCATCGGCCACTGACCTGTCCCAGCTTCAGCACAACAGCGTGAAGGTTGCCGGCGGCTTCGGCCCGATTCGCTTCGAGCCGTCTCAGTTGACTTGGCTGAACAAGCCGACCGCTGAAGGCATCGAAGTCATCAGCCGTAACCTGTCCGAAGCCATGATGAAGGATATGCTGAACAGCGCAATCGCTGCTCTCGTTGCCGCAATCGAAGCACAGACAACGGCCACCACTGCTGACTCCGGCTCGTCTGCCCTGACCTACAACACCATCAACTCCGCTCACGCCAAGTTCGGCGATGCTTCGAGCCTGATTGTGGCTAACGTCATGGACGGCGCGATGTATCATCAGTTGATCGGTCAGAACCTGACCAACTCCGCTAACCTGTTCCAGGCTCCAGGCATCAACGTCGTGGACATTCTCGGCAAGGCCGTGATTGTGACCGACGCCCCTGCCCTGCGTGAAACCGGCTCCGGCGCTGATGTGAAGGTTCTCGGTCTGGTGTCCGACGCTGCTATCGTTCATGACGCTGGTGATCTGGTGTCGAACATCGAAACCACGAATGGCAAGCTGCGCATCGAGACGACCATGCAGGTAGACTATTCCTTCGGACTCGGCCTGAAGGGCTACGCATGGGATACCGGCAATGGCGGAAAGACCCCGACCGATGCAGAAATTGCTACCGGCTCCAACTGGGATAAGGTCGCCACAAGCATCAAGCACACCGCTGGCGTGCTGGCTCTCGGCCCGGCCTAAGCAACACCAAGGGGGAGCCCGCTCCCCCTACCTATTCCTGAGTGAGCGCGAACCATGCAGCCATTTGCTGACCTTGTACTTAAACATGCCGGCAAGCGTATCTGCGTCATGGGTGGCGGCGACTCTCTCGCATCTGACCTTGAGCGTATCAAGGCAGACGTTTATATCAGCGCCAACGAGCACGGCATTCCGTTCGGCGCTGACTACATTCTGGCCATTGATGAGCGCTCAGATGACGGCGCGCAACTCAAGAGCCACGGCGTTCCGGTTATCAGCCCTGAGCATTGGGCAGACTATCAAATCAGCGGATGGACCGGCTCTCCCCGTCGCGTATTCTCTGGCCTTGTTGCCATTTGGGCAGCGTGGCAGATGGGCGCGCATGTCGTCTATCTGGCAGGCTTTGGCGGCTATGTCGGCTCCGATGATGAGCGACTGGCAGCACGCCACGCCAACGATGCAAAGCTGATCTGCGGTGATGTCCGATGTCATATCCGCGCTGCATCTGGCCCGATGCTTGATGTCGTGCCGGAAATCCGCAGCCATGAACGACTTGGCAAATATGAGCCACACGCATCATTGACAGCGACCGATGACAGGATCACGGTTACTGTCATGAAGTCCTGCTATATCCACGGACGCGAAGCCACGAAAGGCGAGCGCGTTACCGTCATGCGTCATGAAGTCGTCAAGCAACTGAAGCACCGAATGGTGCGGGAGGACTGATGGCCCTTATTGTTGAGGATGGCACGATTGTATCGAATGCCGACAGCTATGTGACGCGAGCCGAGGCTATCGCCTTTGCTGCCAATCGTGGCGTGACGCTGGCCGACTCCACGGCGACGGATACCATTTGCCGGAAGGCAGCGGCCTATCTTGAGTCTTTCCGCAGCCAGTACAAGGGCGATATTGTCGAGCGTGACCAGCCGTTGGCATGGCCGCGTGATGATGTGGTAATCGAGGGGT